CGTCCAATGCAGTAGCTGAGAAAGTAGCTGCAGGAGCTTTAGCTGTTAGCATCTTTGAAGATGATGCAGATAAAGGTTTAGGTAATATAGGTCATGAAGATTTAGCATTACCTTTTCTTAAAATACTAGGACAACTATCTCCAGAAGTTAATAAAAGGGATGGTAAATACGTTCAAGGTGCAGAGCCTGGAATGATTTACAATTCTGTAACTGGAGAATTGTTTGATGGTGAAAAAGGAATTAACGTTTTACCTTGTCATTACAAATTAGAATATATTGAATGGCAAGAAAGAGGCGAAGGTTCTGGCGCTCCAGTTGGAATCCATTCATCATCAAGCGACATAATGACTAAAACAAAAAGAGATGCTTCTTTTAAAGACAGATTATCAAATGGTAATTATGTTGAAAAAACTGCAAGTTATTTTTTAATTGTTCGTGGTCAAACTCCAACTACAGCTTTACTTGCTATGAAGTCTACGCAATTAAAGATAAGTAGAAAATGGAATAGCATGATAACTGGAACAAAGATGAAAGGTAAGAATGGATTATTTACTCCAGCATCTTTTAGTCATGTATATAAACTAAGAACTGTTCAACAATCTAATGATAAGGGTACATGGTTTGGTTGGGAAGTTACTAAGGTGGGTCCTGTAGAGGATGCTTCTTTGTATCAACAAGCTAAATCATTTGCTGAAAGTGTTTCTAAAGGGGACATCATAGTGAAACACGGTGATTCTACTGGATCTGAAAAAGGATCTGAAAGTCATTTCTAACTCCTTTCGTTGATATGTGGGCAAGCAATTGCCCACATTAAAATATTATAAAGGGCTAAATGGAAAGAAAGTTTATAGAGTATTTTTCTGGATTACAGAGAAATTATGGTTTTGCTGATTTAAGCGAAATGATGATTGATCCACAAACAGGAAAGAATCAACCAAAAAAATATGGTTGGACACACAGACAAATAACCGATCAAGATTATATAGATCATTTAAATGGAAAAAAATCTATAGGTATACAACCATGTAATGATGAAGGCATGGCTAGGTTTGGCGCTATAGATATTGATTCTAAAGATTACAAAGATTTCTCAGTTAAAAAATATTTAGATATTATAAAAAGTTATGATCTTCCCTTAATACCAGTCAAATCAAAAAGTGGTGGATTACATCTTTATTTATTTTTAAAAGAACCTGTTAAAACATTAATAATTAAAAAATTTTTAGAGAGTTTATTATTCACTTTAAAACTTCCATTAAGAACAGAGATTTATCCTAAACAAACAGAACTTGGAAAAGATTCTGAAGGAAAGTTTATAGATGGTAATTTTATAAACCTACCATATTACAATAAGGCTGAAAGAATATCAATCAACTTTGATGGTAAAGAATTTACATTTGAACAGTTTGTTAAAGTTATAGAAGCAAATTTAAAGACAGCAAGTGAACTAGAAGAGTTTTCATTAGCCCATGTGAAAACTGTACTACAAGGAGGCCCATCCGAGTTTGATGATGGTCCTCCTTGTCTACAGATGATGACTAAAAATCCATTAGATGATGGAAGAGATAGATGGTTATATAATTACATGGTGTTTGCTAAGAAAAGATATCAAGATAAATGGGAAGAAATGGTTATAGATGCTCCTAAGAAATACTTCTTAAAAGATTCTAATGGATTGGTTGTTGATGATTGGGGAGAAAAAAAAGTAAGAGATAAGATTAGATCTTGGAAAAAAGACTCTACTAAAGGTTATACTTGTACTCAAGAACCTATTGTAAACTTTTGTATGAAATCAGAATGTGTAAAAAGAAAATATGGATTTTTATCTGATAGAAAAATTTTATTTCCTAAATTATCTACCCTGGTTAAGATTAAATATCCCGAACCAGAATATACTTTTAACGTTGAATTACCAAATGGAGAATCAAAAAGTGTTAAAGCAAAGAATATTAAACAAATAGTATTACAGGAAGAAATAAGATCTATTATTGCTGCTGCTGCAGATTTTGTTCCACCAAAAGTAAAATCAAATGAATTTCAAGAAGTATTAGATAGTTTATTTCCTCCTAAAGAAGAGTTACTACCACCTAAAGGAACTACTCCAGATGAACAATTAGAGGAATATTTAAGAGATTTTGTTAATGGGCCTCAAGCTAAATCTAATGCTTCTTTTAAATCAGGGGCTGTATTAGTAGAAGGTGATCATGTGTATTTCAAATATCAAAGTTTTTATAATACTTTAAANAATAAAGATTGGAAAGAGGATAAATCTAAAACAGCAGAAAAAATAATACATATAGGTGGGGGTAAATTAAAAACAAAAATTAATGTACCTAAAAGATTTCCTAAAAAACCAGGAGAAAAAGAATCACATGATCCAATTGATGTAATACAAATGCCNATGGAAAAATTTAAAATTAAATCAATTAAACCAGAAGTAATTCCGGTTAAATCAAAAAAAGATATATTTTAATGATTAGGAAAGTATTAGGTCCTCCAGGAACAGGTAAAACAAGAAGGCTTCTTGGAGAAGTAAATAATTATTTAAGCAAGGGTGTTCCTTTAAATAAAATAGGTTATTTTGCTTTTACAAGAAAAGCAGCTAATGAAGCAAGAGAAAGATTNTTACAATTAAATAAAGATTTAAATAAAGCAGACACTAAATTTTTTCAAACATTACATTCTTTAGCTTTTCATACATTNGGTATGAGTGAAGATAATGTTATGCANCCGGTNCACTATGAACAAATAGGTAAGGAATTAAGTATACGAGTTAGTTACTCAAATGATTCTGAAGAAAGTTGTTATATGAATTGTGATAATGAATATTTTAAATTAATTAGTAAGGCACGAGTTAAATGTGTTTCTATTGAAGATGAATTTAATACTAATGAATGGAGCAGAGATATAAATTTAGATACATTACATCATATAAATATGAATTTTATTAATTATAAGAAAGCTTATAATTTAGATGATTATACAGACATGATAGAAAAATTTGTACTCAATTCAGATAAATGTCCTTTATTTGAAGTTATTTTTGTAGATGAAGCCCAGGATCTATCTCCTATTCAATGGAAGATGTTTGACGTATTAAAATCTAAATCTAAAGATATATTTTTAGCGGGAGATGATGACCAGGCTATTTTTGCTTGGGCTGGAGCTGATGTTAATAGGTTTATAGATGAACCAGCAGAGGAAGAAGTATTACAACAATCTGAACGTATACCATTAGCTGTTCAAGAATTATCTAATACTATATTAAATAGAATACAGGGTAAAAGAAAAGAAAAAGTATATTATGCAAAGAAAGATAAAGATGGAAAAGTAGTTCAGGGTAAAGTGGATACAATATTTGATATTGATAGTTTAGATTTAACAACTGATAAATGGTTAATACTAACCAGAACAACTTATAGATCAGATGAAATATCTGATCTATTAAAAGAAAAAAAATTATATTTTAAAAACAGATATGGAAAAAGTTTTGATCATAGACTTTATAAATCAGTATTGAAATGGACTGATCTTACATTAGGTAAAGAAATATCTATTGCTGATTGTAAAGATATTTATGAATATTTAGATGATACTTTTGATGAAAAGAAATTTGAAAATAAGTCTTTTGTTAAAATAGAAGATTTAGGATTTACTCCTGGAGTAACTTGGTTTGATGCATTTACCAATTTAGATCAAGAAAAAGAATTATACATCAGGACTATGTTAACTAATGGAGAGAAATTATCTGAAGAACCAAGAATAGAAGTATCAACCATTCATGCAGCAAAGGGTGGTGAATGTAAGAATGTTATTCTGGTGTTAGATAATGCAAGAAAAATAAGACAATCTACAGAAGCAAATGTGGAAAAGCAGGATGAAGAACATAGAGTTTGGTACGTTGGTGCAACAAGATCTATGGAAAATCTTTATATATTAAAATCTAAAAAGGAATGGAAAGGATATCAATTATGAGTAATAAGACGTTTTTTAAACAAATAGGAGGAGCTCATTATAAGAAATATAAAATACAACCTTCTTTATTTATCAATAAAAATAAGATACTGTTTGCTGAAGGCAATGCAATTAAATATATTTGCAGACACCAGGATAAGGGAAAGAAACAGGATTTGTTAAAAGCAATACATTATATAGAAATGATTATTGAAAGGGATTATGAAAGTACCTCTATTTGAAGCACAAAAAGAATGGGTAGAACCAGAAGAGTTTCCAGATCTAAGATCTTATGATGAGATTGCAGTAGACTTAGAAACAAGAGATCCAGACTTAAAGAAAAAAGGATCAGGATCTGTTATAGGTAATGGAGAAGTAATTGGTATAGCTGTAGCTGTACCAGGAAGATCTTTTTATTTTCCCATAGCCCACGGCTCAGGTCCTAACATGGATCGTAAGAAGGTTTTAGAGTGGTTTAAAGACACCATGGCTACTCCATCAATAAAAATATTCCATAATGCAATGTATGACGTATGTTGGATAAGGCAATTAGGTATTAAAATCAATGGCTTAATCGTAGATACTATGATTGCAGCATCATTGATCGATGAAAATAGATTTCAATACAGTTTAAATATGCTGTCTTGGGATTATCTTGGTTATGGTAAGAGCGAAGCCGCTTTAAATGAAGCAGCCAAGTCAAGAGGATTAGATCCTAAAGAAGACATGTGGCAATTACCGGCTATGGAAGTTGGAGCCTACGCTGAAAAAGATGCTGAACTTACTTTAGAGCTTTGGCAAATGTTTAAAAAAGAAATAGTTCATCAAGACATAGAATCAATATTTAGTACAGAAACTGATTTATTCCCATGTTTAGTTGATATGAAATTTAAAGGTGTAAGAGTTGATATAGAGCGAGCACACAAACTGAAACAACAACTAACAGCACAAGAGAATGAATTGTTATTAAAAGTAAAAGAAAAACAGGGATAGAGCCCCAGATTTGGGCAGCAAGAAGCATAGCAAAAGTTTTTGATAAGCTTGGTTTACCCTATGAAAGAACTGAGAAATCATTAGCACCCTCCTTTCACTAAAAATTTTTTACAAGAACATTCTAACCCTATAGTCCAAATGATTGCAAAAGCAAGAGAAATTAATAAAGCACATACAACTTTTATTGATACAATCATTAGACATGAACACAAAGGACGTATTCATGCTGATATAAATCAAATTAGATCTGATCAAGGTGGAACTGTTACTGGAAGATTCAGTTATAGTAATCCAAACTTACAGCAACTACCAGCAAGGAACAAGGATCTTGGACCATTAATTAGATCTTTATTCTTACCGGAAGAGAAACATACATGGGGTTGCTTCGATTATTCACAGCAAGAACCAAGACTTGTTGTACACTATGCATCCTTACATCAGTTTCCNTCNGTGTATCCTGTAATAGAATCTTATAANAATAATCCTAATACAGACTTTCATAAGATCGTTGCTGATATGGCCAACATTCCAAGATCACAAGCNAAGACAATTAACCTTGGATTATTTTATGGAATGGGTAAAGCAAAGTTACAAGCTGAGCTTGGTGTATCTAAAGAAAAAGCTGCAGAATTATTTGATCAGTATCATGCTAAAGTTCCATTTGTTAAACAGTTGATGAACTCAGCATCTAATAGAGCTCAAGAGCGTGGTCAAATTAGAACGTTACTTGGTAGACTATGTAGGTTTCATTTATGGGAACCAAATAGTTTCGGTATGCATAAAGCTATGCCTCATGAAGAAGCACTCCAGGAACACGGACCAGGGATCAAGCGAGCATATACTTACAAAGCTTTAAATAAATTAATTCAAGGATCAGCTGCTGATATGACTAAAAAATCTATGTTGGAATTGTATAAACAAGGTATAGTTGCTCATATTCAAATTCATGATGAATTAGATATATCAGTTGAGTCTCCAGAACATGCTAAAAAGATAGTTNANATAATGGAGGATGCTATTCAACTGGACATTCCAAATAAAGTTGATTATGAATCTGGTGAAAATTGGGGCGATATATATGATTGATCATGTCTTATCTTAATGCTAATATTCCACCTATCTATTGCAAAATAAGAAGGGAATATTTATATGACTTACGAAAACATCAAGGCGAAACTGAAGACTGTGTGGTCTTTGCTATTGCAAGTATTCCAGGGCGTGCAATCTTATTTCATGCTTTACTTAC